TTTTCTTACGCACATCATCCACTATCTTAGGATCAATACTGATATAAGTTTTATTTTTATCCTCTTGTATTTCAAGAGCCTTCTTACAAAGGTATGGGTTGTCATTATTATCAATAGCTTTCTTAAGCTGTTCAGGGGGGTATTCATACGCTATCTGTTCTATAATATGGTTCGTATCGCTACCACCTTCTGCAAGAACTCTTATAAAGTTACTAATGTTAGTCTTATATGATAGTTCTTCTAATAGTGACCTATCAGAAACACCGGTGTTCCAATTTGAAACATTAGTGTTTCGTTTTGAAACATCATCTCTATAACCTACAATATACTTAGCATTTATTGTGTATAATAGTGTAGATTTAAGTCTTTTTTTATGTATAATACCCGCTTTTTCTAAAAGTTTTGTGGTCCTGTATACAGTAGTGCGAGATAAACCAGACATATTAGCAATGGTGGCTTTGCGTGGATAGCAAGTCAGGGTTTTAGAGTTAGCAAACTTAAGTAAACATATAAATACAAGGAAGGCGTTGGCTCGTTGCTTGTTTGGGATAGTTTTAAACTGCGGGTCCTCAAACAGACTAAACTTTACCCTAATATGTGGCTCATATTTATGTTGCATTTTTGCAACACTTTCTATGCTCGTCATGTAGCGAGTATAAATAAGCTAGCCATTGGTCTTGGCTCATGTGGTAAATCGCACTCACAGGCTCTGTGATGCGCTTAATTCTAAATTTCATATCAACCCCTTGGGGAGTATAAAAAACTAAAAATCCGGGTACTCCTAGTGCCTCTGCGACCCTCTTTGTGAGGGTAGTAGCCTTGTAAACTTGACCTTTGTCATAGCATGTCTCTTTTACAGCTAATGGTTGATAGCATTTAGGACATACCTCTATGAAATCTATATCAATTCCAGCTAAATCAGGGAAGCGTCTATGCCAATCATTATAACTGCCATTGCTAAATGCGTAAGTCCATCTTGCCATTAGTTATTTTTTTTGTTTGTTTTTTAATACCAAAATAATGTTGTCTTTCAATTCAATATCTTTTTCTAAAGCAAGAATAATACCAGATTGTTTTTCAATATATCTTTTTTGGCGTTGTATCTCTTTCTTAGCTTCTTTTAATTTAGATGATAGCTGCGCATCTTCAAACATACCAGTATAGGTCATTCTAATCTTTCAATCTTTTTAACAACACCTCTGGGGTAAACAGTTATATTGCCAACTGTAAGCTCGCCATCATCATCAAAACTATGAGATGCAAATATGATTACTCTTCTTGAATCTTTAAATAAAAGATACCCGGTATCTTCACACCAAGAATATACTTGATCTTTTGCTTTATTTAAAGTCATCCATTCCGGGTTTGATACAATATCTTGCCAGTATATTTTGACTCTTTTGTATTTAAACTTTTTTATTTTTTTCCCAGTACTCTTCATAAAAATCATTTGGTTGAACTTCATTGTTCGTGCCATTTTTTATCTTCAACATAAAATCTGGGTGAGGTATACGATCACCTTTGGCATAACGAATAATGTTTGTTGCTGGGTTAAAATTATGTATTTTCAAAACATTTGCTGTTTCTGAATAACTATAACCTTTCTTTTTTATCCAATCTTTTAGTCTCATAAATCCTTTCGGTTGCCTTGTTATAGCCATATTGGCAAGTTAAATCAATAAAAAAAAACACTAGACAAACTGGTATATAATGAACTATAAGGAGTAAAACAACTATGAAAAAACCAAACGAAATATTTAAGCTCTTATCAGGTGGCGAAGGCTTAGATCATTTTAGTTTTTCTCAGCTCTCCAAAAGGTACAAACCTATCTCAATGTGGATAGTAGATTATTTTTGTAGAAAACAGGACCAAAGAAGAAAGGACAAGAAGAGATATAAACTTGGCTTTGGTAGCTGTGCTAATAACGTAGCGCAAAATTTAATTGGTAAGTATTATTTTGAGGGAGCTGATAGAAAAGAAATAAAAGAAAGAGATTACAAAAAAGTATTTCAACTTGAATACAATAAATATCTTAAAGAACCATACGATGATAACGATAAAAAAATAAGAGAACAAATAGAACAACACATACATGAAACAATCACAAACATTTTAGCTGCGGTTAAAAATATATTTCAAGATAAAGAACTAACATGTGAAAGATATGTAAGCATGATACTTGAAGATTTAATTATAGGTATAACTGGTCGTGTGGATTTTGAAACCGATGATGATTTTGCTGAGTGTAAAACAAAACCACCTACTGCAAAATTTATTAAAGGTGATTTAAAAATATATACTCAAACATTACCAAAAGAACCAGATGAAGAGAACATACCTCAAGTTGCCTTCTACAAAAAGGCTAGCAACAAGACTCCATTTTTATTTTACGCAAACGATAAAGACTTTATTATTTTTGATGACACACATGAAAAACTATCAAAAGATTATTTAGATTATAACTTAGACCAAATGATTAAGAAGGCTAAGACTATACAAAGATTACTTTTATTAAGTAATGGTGATCCAATGCGTATGGCTGAGTTAGTTGAAAGACCTGATACTACACATTGGACCATGAATGATGCAAGTAAAGAACAACTACAAATAATTAAAAAATTGTGGGGATAAATTAACAACAAACGAAAAGGAGAAACATGTCTTGGTTAATATACAAAGGAAAAGTAATAGGCACTTATACTTTTATTTATGCACAAAAAGTATGGGGTTTGTTACCATTTTAAATAAATGAAAAAAACAACTAAAGGAATATTATGGAACATTTAAAATTAAGAATAGCAAAAGTAGTAGATAAGTGCAAAGAAGATGGAACTTACATGGACCCAGAGACAGGTAAAAGTTGCATCAAAGCTGCAAGTAAAATCAAATATTTTATTGAAGAGTTTGTAGGCGAGATAGGTATAAAAACTAGCATCAAATCTTTTGATGATTTTTATGTCGGCTACACAGAAATAAAAGATAAAGATGGTTTAATACTATCAACAGGACATGCTAAAGTTTTCAGAAACAAACCCAATTCATTTGAGTGTGCTGAAACTTTTAGCTTATCAAGAGCTTTATCTTTCTTTGGTGTAATGGATGATAACATTACTTCAAAAGAAGAGTATGACCACATAGGTATACCTTTAAAAGAAAGAGGAAGTGCTGATGTAATTGAACATCCTAACTCTGTATCGGGAATGACTTATTTAGCATCTCTCGCAAAAGTTAAGTTGTTGGGTACACCAGTAGAACACATCATTGAACTTATATCAAAAGCAAAACATCCAACGAGGTTGCATTACATTAAAAATGTTTCCTTTGCGGAAGAGTTCAATGTTGCATTAACAAGACATCCTGCGGTTTATAGAGATTTGATGGATCGTTATGACGTTAGGATGTTACAACTTAACAATCAAGGAGCAAAAAAAAATGGGTGATAAAATATATATTAAACTCATACCAAACGAGAAAAGAACTGCACCTAATCAACCAAGTTATGTTGCACCGCCAAACTTAAAAAGACCAGATAAGAACTGGACTATTGGCGTTGAGATAAATGGTAAATGGTACAGCCAAGCTGGTTTTGACGAATTAGCTGAGAATGGTGAACCGACAGGTGGTTTGACAATTTGTTTAACACCAAATGAAAAATCTCCCTCTCAAGGTTCAACAGGTGGAGGAACACCAAAATTTGCATACAAAAAACCTTATGCAAAACCGGGTTCTTATGCTAAATAACAAGAACATAAGTTGTAATTATTTATAAGACTTATGTCTGATGAGGCGGAGTTTTTGAGTCATCCTTTCGGCTCTCTTTTTAGTTGTTTTCTCTGCCTCATCCCCTGATTTATGACAACAATAGACCTTAACGAACAAAAGATAAAAAAAATTATGGCAGATCGCCAAAAAGATTATGGTGATTATGATGAGAATTTCAGATTACTTGCAATAATATTCAATGTTATTTTGCATGATATTTTAAAAGATGATATACAACCACATCAAGTTGCGCAACTTATGATGGGATTAAAATTATTTAGAACCACAAAGAAATTTAAGAGTGATAACTATGATGACTTGGAAATCTATACAAAAATGGCTAAAAACCTACATAAAAAAACTATAGACAAAAAGGATAAAGATGACTAATTATATAAGAATTAAATCTGGCGAAGCAAATTTTATTTTGTCTGAAAGATTTGAGAGTGTTGAAAAGGCTGCTGATCCCAACGCACAGGGAGAGTTAGTAGAATGTGAAGTTACTGGAGTAAAGATAGACTTCACCAAAGTGAAAAAGGAGAAGGATGGACAAGTTACGACAACGACTCCAAAAACTCAGGGACTTGCAAGCAAAGAAACATAGCAAGTTTCTTGAGACCCAAGATAAAGCTAAGAAGTATAAGAAAGATAGCTTTAGATTGATTTGGAAGATTGAAAGAACTAAAGAAATGTTAATGCTATAAGCATTAAAATTATAAAAAAAAAACAACAAAGACCGAGGGGATTCTATGGCTCTATTAAAAACAATTTGCAAAAAACATATCAAAGATAAAGGCAACAATTATTTTATCTATGTTCATAAAAAGGCATGGTATCTATTTACAAATGCTGAACAAAAATTATATGAAGATGGTTTTATTAATGGTTACAAACAAGCTCAACAAAATAAAAAAAAAGGTATCAAACTACCAGAGCAAAAACCAATTAGTAAATATAGTTGGGTTGATAGACAAATTGTTTATCAATTCTCAAAACCAAAACAAGATATACTTAATTCTATAATTAACAAAGTTTGTATAAGATATGAGGTAAGTAAAAAAGATTTACTTGGTAAAGTAAGATCAAGAGATGTAGTTAGATCAAGAAACATCTGTCAAAATATTTTATATGATAAATATAAAATGAGCTTATCAAGTATTGGAAAAATATTTGGTCAAGACCACACCACAGTAAACTATGCTATACAAATGAAACTACAACAAAAATATTATTGGGACCCTGCTCAAACTATTTGGGGTGAGTATAATGAACTAATTAAGTTCTAGCATAGTTAGGTCTCTTACCTTTTCTTGGTCGTCTCTCAGCAGTTTTCTTTCTTGATACAGCAGCACGTCTCTGTGCAGGTGTCATAGCTCTAGCTTTTGCAGCAGGCACACATTTAGGATAGTTACGTCTCTTCTCTCCTTTACTCCTACCACATTTGGGAAAGCCACCACCTTTCTTTGGATTAGCAATGTCTACCCAATTAGCTCTTACCCATGAACGTAAACCTTTAGACATTATCCATTTGTTTCCTTATGTTTTTTTTCTTTTAGTACGTTTAGGTTTTATTCTACCGCTACATACACCGGCAGCATACATGTTTGCATAAGCTGATGGATATACTTTAAACTTTCTTTTAGCAGCAGCTTTACCTTTTGCACATAACTTAGCCATGTTTTTTTTGTACTGTAAACTTTGCCATCTTTACAGCTCCTTTATGTGGTTTGTATGTACCCTTCATCAGTTTATATGAGCTACCTTTTTTCATCCAATGAAAACCTTTAGGTGCTTTTACTGATTTAGTTGTCATACTCTTCTTTTCTTTTTATTTTTTTTTAACTTTTTAAAGTCAGCTCCTGTGATCCTATCTCTAGGTTCAGCAACACGAGCTATCTTCATTTGTTTTTTAGTATATTTTTTTTTACCTTTTCCCGGCATTATCTTTTACTCGCTTTCATTTTTGTTTTGTTTTTTTTCTTATCCATTTTCTTTTTTTTACTTGTTGGTTTTTTCATTTTTTTTCCGTACATGTCTGCTCCTTTTTATTGTTACAGTATTTATCAAAACAACTTCCATCACGACCATCGTGGCAAAAGTGTTTCTTCTCTCCATTTATAATCCATCCACCCTCGTTATTCAACAATTCTTTTTCACACATATTACAATACCCACAAACAAAAATTCTATCTTTAGTTTTATTCCAAGTTTTTCTTACCATTTTTTACAGGACCAATAACGTGCTGTAAATTTATCTGTTGCTGTATTACATCTATGTCTTGCTCTAAAACTTTTTCTAGCTGCTGGATTTGATTTACGAATTTTCATGTTGGCATCTCCATACCTAATAATTTTTGATTTGCCACCTTTACATGCTTTGACTACAAATTTTTTACCACCTTGAACTTGTCGTTTAGGTGTGTTGCATTTCATTTTTGATTTATCTATTGCCATATCAATCTATAATCTTTGTAATTTTTTTTTGACCCATATATATTTCTGTTTGTGCTTTGACTTTTTTACATTCAAATCTAACACGTTGTGGATTTACTTCACGTAAAGCTATGCGCTTTGATTTTAGACATGCAGATAAGGTATCTTTATAAGTAAATTCTACTCTCTCATTATTTAGATACATCATTAGAGCTATAACTACTTCCATTTTCTCTTACCTTATCTTTTAATTTTTCAACATCTTCACGTAATCTTTCAATATCTTTCATCATTCTTGAGATATTTACTCCATTGTGCATCATCTCATCCACACGCACTATAGTCTTTTCCAAATCAGATGCTAGTGATTCTTGAATCAAAAATTGCTCCTGATCTACTGGTTTCTGATCTGAAGCCTTGAGTAGGTCAGATTGCATAAGCTCACGACTTGTTTCAAGAGACGTAAGTCTAGCAGTGATTTCTGTGAAAGCAATTACGCCAGCGACAATTCCAGCAATAATAGCCAACATGTTTTTGATTGGCATGCTTACTGATGTACTTTCGCTGATCTTCATTACAATAT